CACTGTTAGCAGTAGCAAGGAACTCATGGCTAAGGTTGAGAGCCTTGCTGTTTTCGGTCATGGTTCCTATCTGAATTGCACTCTTGCTTGTTGAGTCATCCTCATTGATCAGGTTGGCTATCTCTCCTGCGATACTCTTGACTCCGAAATCCCTACCCCATGTGCTTCCTGTGGCGGGTGATGCGGCTGTCAGTGTGGCAACATGGGCTATGTTTGGACAAAGGAATATCTTGTCCTCAGTGGATGAATCAAACAAATGTGGACTCTTGACAGTCATCCTGACTCTTGATGCGGCTAATTCACGATAGTGGTCGCCTTGCCATACGCCCATGCGTATGACCTTTTGAACAGGGCGATTACGCAGATAGATTGCACCAACGTAATCCGTGTAGTATCGGCGGCGGTATGGCTTGAACGTAGTGAAGTTCTGATACTCATCCACAACAAGTCTTGGTCGCCATGCCATTCTGCATATCCTGTCAATGTAATCCTGCCTTCTCTGTATCAGTGTCTCCACCTGTGACTTGCTTATTCCACGCTGAGAACTGTTTGATAGGATAGATGCGGGTTGCACATAGGCATCATTAGCCTTAGTGTAAGCAGTACCGGGATCAACTGCTTTGAGCCAAACTACTCCTGATGCCCCTGCTGATGCGATGTGAGTAATCGCCAAAGATGAGCCAATCGCATCCACATTATCGTACAAAGTGACCGAATCACCCACTGCGAAGCCCCATCTGCGATAATCTGCACCGGAGATTGGCATTCTGATGTGCGTGACACCGCCAATTGACTCGGTGCTAGTGTTATCAGTCAATGCAGTTGGCTTTGCATCCGGCAATTGCAGGAAGGACTCGACCTTAGCAACCGTGGTATATACCAAATCGGCAGGATAGAGAGGCTGATCGGGCCTATGCCCCGGTGAAAATACTCTTGGCATTCTTCATCCTCCCTAACTCCCCAAATTGTAATCCATGTCTGCATTACACCCTGCACACCGGGGAGTCCAACAGAAATGAAGGAGTCCACAGGCGGTGCATCTTGTCCCTGCACCTATGTTCTGTATGTCAAACCTTTCACGCTTAGACAACTTTACACGAACATCTGCTGATTTAGCCAATGTTGCGGAGTCAAAGGGAGATCTGCTTTCTTCGATTGAGCCATCAGTCGTGGCTATCTCAGCCATCCGAGTCTTACGACGACGCTCTATCTCGTGTGCTTCTTCAAAGCAAAGTTCACCGACTTCTAGTCCCACCGGCAAGCCCCCGTTTAGGCTCGCCCACCTGTGACCGTTAGGTATGTGATTACCGTTGAGAGATTGGTTGCGTCATCAACCTCATCCAATGCATCACCATCTGCACCTGCTTCAAACGCCTTCAACTTCTTGTTGGTTCTGTCGTATTGGAAAGCAAAACCTCCGCTTACTTCAACGTGAACAGTTTCTATGTTTGAAACGTAAGTAGTTAGATCAAGTGCCTCTCCGTTAGTTGGATAACTACTATCAAAGGTAATCTTGAGAGCAACAGTAAGCCTGTTGCCTGATACATTCGTTCTTCCTAACTGCTCAACCGTGAGTGCCATACAATAAACTCCTTAGTGACAATCGTATATAGGCAATTCGCTTTTTTCCACTACTCGTGGATGATGACTATTCGGGCTTTACTACCTGCTGAAGCGGTGAAAACCTTGCCTCCTGAGAGTGCTAAGGTGAATTTTACCCTGCCTGTCACGCAACCGTTCCATGATCCTGCCACACCTGCGGGGCTGTTGATAGTTAGATGCGCCCCTGCTGTATCGGTGTTGGCCCCTTCTGAAATCTGAAAGTGTGCTTTGAGATTGGTAGCATTCCTAAAATCAAGACTTGCTACTTGTTCGCAATACTTGTATTCGGTAGCACCATCCATAGTGATGTCCATAGAACCTTGAGTGGCCCCATTCGCTGTGCAATCCATATCAGTCATGTCTAGTATGATGCGAGAGATCTTACCATTCATGTCGATAGTCCCACTTATGGAACCTGAACCGTCTGCGCTTATGTCCAAGACTCGGCGGTTGATACGGGAACGACTTGCATAACGGCCTACGCCATCATCAATTTCATCGGTCACTCAGATGCCCCCGTGACATATTCACGGGCCTGATCAGTCATTGAAGCCTTTGTTGAACGGTTGTTCACAGGTATGCCTCTCTCTGAACACCAAGCCATCATCTGCGCTCGTGTTAGCGTGGAAGAGAACTCGGCATCGGCCAATAGTGTCTCGACATCTTTTGTTGGTTCGTCGGCCTTGACCTCTTTCTCGACCTTGACCTCTTTCTCGACCTTGACCTCTTCCTCAACGACCTCTTCCTCGATGTCCTCTATCCTAGAGGGGAGAACTGCTTCCTTGACCTTCTCGACAACCGTTTCCACAGTCTCGACTACGACGTTTTTCTCCTTTGGCGGTTCCTCGGCCTTGAGAGCCTTCTTCATCTCACCTGCGGGTTGCCCATGCGAATCAAGAACCTTCCATGACTGACCGCCGTTTTCAATCATCGGTACGATCTTCTCAACGATGAACTCCTGCGGTATGTCATCACGGACATTGCCACGAGCAAAACCAAAGATGTGCTTCTTTCCACCGGCTGATACTTTCAACTCGGTGTAAGGTCGAACACCCACATACTGAAGGCTAAGAGCCACTTGGCTCACCTTCACCTGTATAGGAACGTCACTCGCATAGTGTCGCCATTCACGCCATCGCTGTCCGTAGTGAACTTGATGAGTGTGCTAGTGTGTTCCAATGCTGTTAGGGTCACACCTGCGGCAGTTGTAGCGTTGTGAATCGAGAGAACACCAATAAGTTCTGAACCAGTGACCGGATTGGTTGCTAGTGCAAGATCGTATTGAGTGACCCCGCTTGTTCCGTCAGTCACTACTAGATCCACGATAGCCATGCTGATCGTGCCTGTTGCTGTTCCTGTCTGCCATGATGTGTCAGCATCGCTGACTCCACCCCATAGGCGTGTGTCTAGTACCTTTGTTGCGCTCGTTAAGTTTGCATTTACCATATTTCTTCACTCCTTTCTTTCTCCATTATCTCCAAGCACCTAAGCGGCTATGTCCCTCACCTTGCCGTGCGCCCTGAAGAATAGTTGCCATAGTTCACCCATCGTGTGGAACATACCCATCTGCCCTAGCCTGTTGATGCCGAATGGATCACCAGTCTCGATACCGGACTCGTGGTATAGAGTCGGCTTGGCAGTGCAGAAGTACATATAGTCCGTATCCATGAAGTACATTCTCGACAGTTCTCCTGACTCTGCGTGAACATCCTTAGAAGGAATTAGTGGAACACCGTTGTAGGTGGCGACTACGAAGCCCGCCTCCATACCGGGAACACCCTTGACTCCGTTCACACCGGGAACTACTCTCTTCATCTCGGTGAACCTCTGCTGTGGTTGTAGGAGTTGCTGGATCTTCTCAAGAGTGTCGTAGCCAGTTAGGATAACCTTTGGCTGACCTCCCTTCTCCCACACGCTTCGGAACATTCCATCCATGATGTTCAGACTGAGCGCACGAGCCGCACCTGCGGCCCCTGCATCCACGTTAGCATCGTACCATTGCTGTGAACCTGCACCTGCACCATCCCTCGTGATGTTGTATATGTCGTGATCGGTAATCAAATCAACGAAGTCTGTTGCTGACTCGGTGAAGGAAGATGACATTGCCCTGTCTAGTGACTGGAAGTCGTTATCTGCCTTTATGGTCACATCCTCTAGTAGCATATTGTTGATGTGTTCGGCGTGATGCTTTGCCATCTCCATCTTCATTACTGCCCTTGCATCTCCAAGACCGTCATCCTTGTCTGCTAGGAACATTGCTGTCTCAGTCAGATCGAAGGTGTGAGCCACGGTTCGTGGCTTGGTGCTGACCTCTGCGAAGGTCGGCTTGCTAGTCTCAGGTAGGGTTCCGTTCTCAGCAACACCGCCGCCCTTGTTTATGTCAGGCTTGTCGGTGACGACCCTCCATCCACTCTTCTCCCACGGCTTCTTGGGCATGATGCTGAATGCGTTGAACTCTTGGTTCAGTTGCGACCACACCTTGCGCCCGAATATTGCTTGGTAGGTTCCAGTTGTACTGCTTGCAAGCGGGGAATCCGCCTTGAGCAAGTCCGTGCCGGAGTATGCCCATGCGTTTGCACCTGCACCTGCACCGTAGTACAGTCTCTCCATGTCTTCAATCGTTCGTATGTATCCTCTTGATCCACTCATTTTTTTCACTTCCTTTCTCCTATCTCACCCGACAAACGATTTCACTCGCCTCTCAAAGCCCTCCTTGCTAGATCCTCAGTGGCTCTCCAAGCGTCAATGTCATTGCCCATTGCGGCAAATTCCTCGTGCGTGGGGATGCGAATGTCTGAAGTTGGAACTGCTACTGCCGACTTCTGAATCTCAGTGTTCTCGGTTCGTAGGTTCTCAATCTCGGCCTTTAGTGTGGCGATCTGTCCTGAGTAGTCGTTTGCCTTCTGCACTTCTAGTGCTTGGGCTGTCTCAGCGTCGTATCGAGCCTCCCACTCTGCCTTGACAAGTGACTTTAGTGCCTCTTCGTCACGAAGTCCGGCGTATGCCCTGTATCCTCTCTCAAGTCCATCTGCGGTGATCTCGCCACCCTTGATGACGTTCTCGTTGCCCTTTGGCTTGTTGTATGCCATGTTAGCAACACCGGGTTGCTTGATGACGTACTTGTTGCCGCCGGGTGCGGGTAGGGATGGGTATGTGACCTCGGTTGCATCTTCTCCTGCACCGACCATATCTCCCATTCCTCTGTGAGAGTAGCCACCCTTGCCTTCTTGCAAGTATGCCTTCTCAAGACCGAAGTGGCTTCGGAGGGTGTCTAGATCAACTCCCTGCTCGTGAGCGAACTTCTCAAGAG